CATCCAGACCACCGGACCCAACGCTCAGTACACCGACACCAACACGCTGACGGCATTCAATGCCAATGGCTACTCGCTGGGCAGCGATGCCTCTTCGCGTGGCGTCAACATCAACACGAACACCTATGTCGACTGGGCGTGGAAGGAAAGCACGACGGCTGGCCTCGACATCCTTAGCTGGACAGGAGACGGAACGGGCGCTCGCACGATCAATCATGCTCTAGGCGTCACGCCCGAGTTCATGATGCTGCGCGGCACGGATGCTCGGGTATGGGCCTGCTGGTTCAACAGCATGACTAGCGCCGCCTACTACATGGACCTTGGAACCGCTACCGGACAGCTTGTCGATACAACTATGTTCGACAGCACCGCGCCGACATCCACCACGTTTCGAGTTGGCAGCTACAACAACGTCAATGCAGTTGTCTACGTCGGATACTTCTTCTCGTCTATTGCGGGCTTCTCTCGGATCGGCAGCTACATCGGCAATGCATCAACAGATGGTCCATTTGTGTTTTGCGGTTTTTCACCCAAGTTCGTCATGGTAAAGGGCGTGGATATCGGCACGGGTTGGTTCATGGTTAACCCATCGAACTCCGCGAATGAAGTTGTCGTCCGAGTTTTCTCTGACTCGACGGCTCAGGAACTGTCCAACACCTACGGCCTCGACCTTCTGTCGAACGGCTTCAAGGTCCGCGCTCCGAGTGGATACTCATTGAACAACAGCGGCAACAAGTATGCGTTCATTGCATTTGCCGAAAACCCATTCAAGTACGCGAGGGCACGATGAGATTTTCCCTTCCCGACGGCCAGACCGTCCGCATCGATCAGTCATTTGTATTGGATGAGATTCAGTATCCGTCTAATTGGATACGATCCATGACTGTTGCAGAGCGAGTTGAGTTTGGAGCAATTGAAATTCCAGAGGAACCAACTCCTGAGCCTACACCATATGTTCCGACACCTCTTGATGAGATCAGAAACCTTGAGGCTTCCGTCACTCCCCGCAGGCTTAGGGAGGCAGTTCTTACTGAAGAGGGAAAGACTTGGCTTGCGAATGTAGAGACGCAGATCGCAACTATCAGGCAGTCTATTCCGCCCGTTTCCTCTCCTAGCCAAGAGACGCCGCAAACATGAAGATTTGCGTCTACGCAATCAGCAAGAACGAGCAGCAGTTCGTATCTCGCTTTTGCGAGTCGGCCAAGGATGCCGACCTGATCCTGATTGCCGATACTGGAAGCACGGATGATACAGATGGAGAGGCTCGTCGCTGGAGGGAAAACTCTATCGATGCTAGGGCCAATCTCATGGTCCACGACATCTGCATCACTCCTTGGCGATTCGATCTGGCACGGAATGCCGCTCTGGCTCTGATCCCTCGCGACATTGATGTCTGCATCAGCCTAGACCTAGACGAGGTCATGGAGCCGGGTTGGCGAGAAGAGATCGAGCGTCTCTGGAAGCTCGGTGAGACAACTCGCCTGCGGTACATGTTTGACTGGGGTTGCGGGATCAAGTTCCTGTACGAAAAGATCCACGCTCGTCACGGGTACATGTGGCATCACCCGTGCCATGAGTATCCCGTGCCAGACGGTCGCATCAAGGAGATGTGGGCGCAGACGGAGAAGCTCCTTGTCAGCCATCATCCAGACCCGACCAAAAGCCGTGGTCAGTATCTTGACCTCCTGTCCCTATCGGTCAAGGAAGACCCAGACTGCCCTCGTAACGGCTTCTACTACGCTCGTGAACTGACGTTTCACGCTCGCTGGGATGAGGCTATTACTGCCCTGCACAAGTATCTCGACCTGCCCGGTGCAACGTGGCCGAATGAGCGTTGCTATGCCATGCGCCTTCTTGGCAAGGCACACAACGAGATTGGAGACCAGAGGCAGGCAGAGCATTGGTACGTCAAGGCAGCGGCAGAGGCTCCCGATACAAGGGAACCTTGGTGCGAGCTTGCCATGCTCATGTACCGCCAGAACCGCTGGGAAGAGTGCTTTGCATTCTCCATGCGCGCCCTGCGGATCAAGGACAAGGCTCTGGTCTATACCTGCGACCCAGAGGTCTGGGGCTATTGGCCGCACGATCTGGCCAGTATTTCGGCGTGGCAGTTGGGCATGACACAGATATCGCTTGAGCAGGCAAGAATTGCCGTCGAGAAGTCTCCAGATGATCTTCGACTCAGAGGAAATCTGAAGTACATTGAAGATCACATCGCAAACCCCGGAGAGAAGGTTGCGTAGTGCCATGGACATGCAGTCGCTAATGAACATCGGCATAGGAATTGTCCTTGCCGGTATTGGATGGTTCTCCCGGCAGATATGGGAGGCTGTGAAAGAACTGCGACGAGACCTGCATGAGATCGAGGTTGATCTTCCCAAGAGCTACGTTCGCAAGGACGAATTTGCCGACAGCGTCAAGGAGATAAAGGCAATGCTTGAGAAGATCTTTGATCGTCTAGATAGCAAGGCTGACAAGTGACAGAGCCTGTCAGCGGAGCAGCTAGCGGTTTTGCAATTGGCAAGGCTCTGACTGCTATTGCTGGTTTCTTTGGCGGATTGTCCGTTTCGTTTTTTTGGCAACCTAAGAAACTTCATCAATATGGGAAGCTAGCAGCGGGAGCAATAATTGGCGGAATTGCGGTAGCAGCATCCATCACTCTTGGCGGGATTATTTCCCATTACATCGGAGTAGACGTAAACAATTCAGACTTTGCGCTTGCAGTCGGGTATGTGATTGGCGTCTTGTCTGTGTTCGTTCTGAGCATACTTGTCAATTTTTTCGAAAAGAAAGAGGACAAAGACATATTTGAGGTGGCATCTGAAATTAGGTCTATGCAGAAAAATCCTGCAAAAGGTTCTTCCAAGAGGAGGAGGAAATGACTGCTGAATTTGTAGGATTTTTTGTTCTTACAATAACGAATATTGCTGCCGCCTGCATAATCTTTGTTGGCGCACTTCGAGAAAAAATGCGTCTTTATCCAGCTTGGCATAAGCTGGGCCTTTTGGTGGCTGCGCTTGGCCTTGCGGCTCAAGCTTTCAGGAACGTGCAATTTCTATATACTGGTATATCTCCATCCGATTCAGATATGCCATTATGGGTGCTGAAAGATGCGGGAATTAGCTTGGTCGCTTTTGGGTATTTATATCTTGCTGCAACTGGCCAGTATGATGCTGCAATAAATAAAATTCACTCAAAGCCTGTCGTGAAAAATGCCAAGAGGAGGAAGTAATGGACTTCATGAAGGTAATTGGGGCCGTTGCTCCTACGCTCGCCACCGCTGTTGGCGGTCCTATTGGTGGCATGGCGATGAAGTTCATCACGGACGCTCTTGGCATCCCCAGCGATGCGTCCAAGGACGACATGGCAAAGGCAATCAGCCACGCGACGCCAGATCAGCTTCTGGCTCTCAAGCAGGCTGAGAATGACTTTGCCGTGCGGATGAAGGAATTGGATATCGATCTTGAGCGGATCGCATCCAGCGACCGGGATAGTGCCCGCAAGCGGGAATCTCAGGTCAGGGACTGGATGCCAAGAATCCTTGCTTTTGTTATCGTGGCGGGGTTCATGGCGACTGTATTCATGGTTCTTATGGGCGTTGTCGAGGGCATGAAAGATCCGTTGATGGCTACAACGGTCGGAACCTTGATCGGCTTTGTTTCTGCAAAGTGCGAGCAGGTTGTTGCCTATTATTTTGGTTCGTCGTCCAGCAGCCAGCAGAAGACGGCAATGCTAGCGGAGAAGAAGTGATGCGGTCGTTTCAGGGTGAGGCTCGCAAGGTTACTCTTGATGAGGTCGTTTCGGTCGCGAAGGATCTTGAGATCGAGCCTGCTGCGTTTCGGGCTGTGATTGCAGTTGAAGCTGCTGGCTCGGGGTTCGATGCCAAGGGGCGTCCCAAGGCTCTGTTTGAGCGACACTACTTCTACAAGCATACCTTCAGCAAACCGGAGCTTCACAAGCGAGCCGTTGAAGAGGGTCTTGCTTACAAGGCATGGGGCATGAAGCCCTATCCCAAAGGCTCTGATGCGGTCTACGACGAGATCACGCGAGCCTGCGCCATCGATGAACGAGCCGCCCTGCTCTCAACCTCTTGGGGGCTTGGGCAGATCATGGGCAGCAATTTCAAGATGGCGGGACATGAGTCTGTTGAGAACATGGTTGACGAAGCTTGCAAATCCGAAACAGGTCAACTCCGCCAGATGGGCATGTTTATCAAAAATGCTGGTCTAATTCGGCCCTTGCGCTTCAAGGACTGGGCTGCGTTTGCCAAAGGGTACAACGGCCCCGGGTACGCAAAGAATTCCTACGACACCAAGCTTGCGGATGCTTACACTAGGCTATCCGCTGGCGGGTGATGGTGCTAAAGTGAGGGGGAAACGGAGTCACCGATGACGACCGGACTTACCTACTCGCAGTACGTCACGCAGATCGCGACCTTGGCTGTTGTCGAGGAAGCAAATGCTGAGTTCGTGACAATCCTTCCGCAAATGATCACATATGCGGAAAATCGCATTTATCGCGATCTTGATTTCCTGTTTACATCTATTTCAAACACAAGTTATGGCACGACTGTTGGAAGCAGGCAGATCGCAGTTCCTTCTGGTACGTTTGTCGTACCTGAGCAGATCAACGTGATCACTCCTGCCGGGACCAGCAATCCAGACCTTGGAACCCGTGTTCCCCTTCTGCCTTGCACCAAAGAGTTTCTCGATGCCGTGTATGGAGTGTCTACGAGCAGGGGGGTTCCAAAGTACTTCTGTCCGTTCGATGACTATACATTCCTGCTTGGGCCGTATCCTGACGCAGTCTACACGGTTGAAATTGTCGGCACCTATCGACCGTCGAGCTTGTCGTCCGGCAATCCGACAACCTTTATCAGCCTCTACCTGCCAGATATTATGATCATGGCAAGCATGATCTACATCTCTGGCTACCAGAGAAACTTTGGCCGCGCCAACGATGATCCTCAAATGGCTATCACCTATGAGAGCCAATATCAGGCTCTTCTGAAGGGTGCGATGGCGGAAGAGAACCGCAAGAAGTTTGAGGCGGCGGCGTGGTCGTCTCAGTCTCAGTCCGCGACGGCAACTCCCACAAGGTGATGAGAGATGCCACACGCATCCTTCAAGCTCCTGCCGGGCGTCGATCAGAACAAGACTCCCGCCCTCAACGAGGCTGCTATCAGCAATAGCCAGTTGATCAGGTTCATTCCTGATCGAACGCTTGGCGGCCTTGTGCAGAAGCTCGGTGGATGGACAAAGTTTTTCCCAGACACGATTGGAAGCATCGTGCGCTGCCTATGGGCTTGGGAGGACATCAACAGCAATTCGTACCTTGCCGTTGGCGCGGAGGGGATCGCGGCCGGTGGTGGACAGGCGCTTGAGGTCATCAATAGCGGCGTTGAAACAGACATCACTCCTCAAAAAGTAGTTTCAGATGCTACTGTTGACTTCTCAACTTCATCTGGAAGCAGCACGGTAACTATTATCGACGCAAATTTTACAGTTGACAGATATGATGTTGTTGACATTCAGACTCAGGTTAGCGTCGGAGGGCTTGTGCTTTTCGGGCAGTATCAAGTGACTCCAATTGGATCTACGAGTTATTCAATTGAAGCTAGAGATAAGCTTGGAGATCTTGCTCTGGCTACATCTACTGTTGCAAACGGAGGAGCAGTTTCTCAGTATGACACCACCAGCGGATCAAATACTATAGATGTGACTCTTGCAAATCATGGTTATGTTATTGGAGATACGTTTACAGCCCTAGTTGCAACCTCTGTCGGTGGCATAACAATCTACGGAAATTACATTGTCATCGACGTTACCTCCTCAAGTATCTTCTCGATAGCTGTAAGTTCTCAGGCAAGCTCCACCGCGACTGCTGATCAAAACGCTGGAGATGCACATTTTGTGTATCTGAACGGAGTCGGTCCCCTTGCGTCTGGAACTGGGTATGGCGTTGGTGGGTACGGTGTTGGAGGTTACGGAAGCGGTGCTGCTCCTGACCCTGACCTTGGCACTCCGATCAATGCGGTTGATTGGACATTGGATAATTGGGGCGAGATACTTATCGCGTGTCCCTATGGTGGTCCTATCTACTACTGGTCGCCTGCTGGCGGGGCTGAAATTGCATTGGCGATTGCAAACGCTCCTTCTGTCAATGAAGGAATGTTTGTGGCAATGCCGCAGCGACAGATTATTGCGTGGGGATCTACGTTTACTGGGATCATCGATCCGCTGCTCATTCGCTGGTGCGATGTAAACAACTACGATAGTTGGATTCCCCTGATTACCAATCAGGCTGGTTCATATCGCATTCCCAAGGGATCTCGCATCGTTCAATGCATCCAAGGTCCGCAGCAGGGACTGATCTGGACGGATCTTGGCGTCTGGGCGATGCAGTATGCTGGCCCTCCGTATGTCTATCAGTTCAATGAGATTGGCAACGGATGCGGATTGATCGGTCGTAAGGCTGCCGGCTCCATGAACGGTGTCATTTATTGGATGGGCCAGAGCCAGTTCTTTCGTCTTTCTGGCGGGGGCGTCGAGCCAATCCGTTGCCCTGTCTGGGATGTAATTTTTCAGGATCTTGATACAGCAAATCTCGACAAGATCCGCATCGCCCCTAACAGCCGTTTTGGTGAGATCACTTGGTATTACCCGACAAATAGCAACGGCGGCGAGGTAAGCCACTACGTCAAGTACAACGTTATCCTGAACGAGTGGGATTACGGTGAGCTTGGACGCACCGCATGGATCAACGAGTCGGTGCTTGGCCCTCCGATTGGAGCCGCTCCCAATCAGTACATCTATCAGCATGAGACATCGACTGATGATGATGGCTCTCCGATGGTCTCGTCCTTCCAGACTGGCTATTTCGTCATGACGGAAGCCGACGTGAAGATGTTTATTGATCAGATCTGGCCCGACATGAAGTGGGGATATTATGGTGGAGTTCAGGACGCAAATATCAAATTGACATTCTACGTTACTGATTATCCCGGCGAGACTCCTCTTGCTTACGGTCCATATACGCTTACTCAGTCTGTGAAGTTCATCACTCCTCGCTTTCGGGGAAGACTGGTTTCCATCAAGATTGAAAGTGAAGACATCGGAACATTCTGGCGTCTTGGTAATATCAGGTATCGATTCCAGCAGGATGGTAAGTTCTGATGGCTAGCCTTGCAGACATCCTGACTACCCAGAAGAACGCTGTTGTCGCTCTCAGCAACACGGCTCAGACGATCCTGCGAGCGCAGGGAAACGCGACATCTGCTACGGTCACCGGCAACACGCTTGTCATCGCTGGCCGAGGGTATCTGGTCAATGTCTGCGTCGTGGTTGCGGGTAGCGCCGCTGGATCGATCTACAATGCGTCCAGCACGACCACGACGGCTGCTGGCAACAAGCTATTCTCTACTCCGACGACCGCTGGGATTTATCCCCTTGGTCAGGTCTTCAACACGGGTCTGGTGATCTCTCCCGGCACGGGACAATCGATCAACGTGACCTACTTTGCGGGAACATGATCATGCCCCTCGCCAAGGGAAAGTCGCAGAAGACCATCAGCCGCAACATCAGCGAGCTTGTCTCGTCCGGGCGTCCCCAGAAGCAGGCAATCGCCATCGCTCTCAGCACGGCCCGCAAGGCTCGCGCGGAGGGCGGTCCGCTCATGGCTCCTGCCCAACCCGCGACCGAAAGGGTCCACACGGGGCCGATCCACAGCGCGGTGGCTGGCAGGACGGACCACCTCCCCATGCATGTGCCGTCCGGGGCCTATGTGATCCCTGCCGACATCATCTCAGCTATGGGCGAGGGGAACACGATGGCGGGCTTCAAGGTCGCCAATAGCATCTTCTCGACCCGCAAGTTTGGGACTCCGGGAGCGGATGCGGGGATCTCCTCGACGGTTCCTATTGTTGCCGCTGGCGGGGAGTACGTCATCCATCCTGACGACGTGGTCAGGATCGGAAATGGCGACATGGATGCTGGGCATAAAGTTTTGGATAGCTTTGTCAAGAGAATGCGGGCAAAGACTGTCGCTACTCTGAAGTCCCTGCCGGGACCGAAGAAGGACTAAAAAGGGGGAAGGATATGGCTGACGAAATCAAGGTGAGGGTTGGTACGCCTAATGACGTTCACGACATCATGGATCTTGCATTGGCTGCGTGCGACGAAAACGGCTTTGTGGAGCCGAATCCGCACAAGCTTCTCGCGGAGATCTGGCCTGCCTTGAACAAGGACAGGGGTGTTGTCGGCGTCATTGGCGCTAACGGAAAGCCTGAAGGAGCAGTTTTGCTTCGTGTAGGGAATATGTGGTATAGTGATAGGGAAGTTCTGGAGGAGAAGGCAATCTTCATTCACCCAGACTACCGAAATGCCAAGGGAGGGCGCGCTCGGCGGCTTTGCGAGTTCAGCAAATCCGTGTCTGATGCGCTGGGCATTCCGCTGATCATTGGTGTATTGTCTAACGACCGTACCGAGGCAAAGGTTCGCCTGTACGAGCGTCAGTTTGGAAAGCCTAGTGGAGCGTTCTTCCTCTACGGGGCTACAACCGGGGCGGTAAAGGAACACTAATATGGGCGGCAAGACCTCTCAATCTACCCAGAGCGTTTCGATCCCGCCGGAGGTATTGGCGAGGTACAATGCTGTAAACACTCGGGCAGAGCAGGTCGCGCAGCGCCCATTCCAGCAGTACACCGAACAGTTTGTTGCGCCCCTGACTGGCACTCAGCAGGCTGGTATTCAGGGTACTACGTCGGGGGCCAATCTGGCGCAGCCCTTCTTTGGGGCTGGAACTGGCCTGACTATGGCCGGAGCGCAGGATGTCGGTCCCCTGACACAGGGGCAGATTGCCTACTACGAGAACCCCTACATTGAGTCCGTCGCGCGTCCGACCTATCAGGCTCTGCGTCAGCAGCAGCAGGAAGAGATGATGGGGCAGACAGCGAACGCCATCAGGGCGGGTGCCTTTGGTGGTGATCGTGCAGGCCTTGTGGCGGCAAATCTTGCGCGCCAGCAGCAGCTAGGAACAGCGCAGGCCATGGCCCCCATCTACGCTCAGGGCTACGGGCAGGCTGTTCAGACGGCTGCCGGGCAGCAGGGTGTCGTGGCGGCGGATCTGGCTCGCCGGATGCAGGCAGGTCAGCAGATCGCTGGTCTTGGCGCGGGAGCGCAGCAGGCGGCTCTACAGGGCGCGCAGGCCCAGCTTGCCGCCGGTACAGCCGAGCAGCAGACCCAGCAGGCGGATCTTACCGCTCGCTACAATCAGTTCCTTCAGGAGCAGGGCTACCCGTTCCAAGTCGCTCAGTTCCTCGCCAACATCGCGATGGGTACTGGTGCGCTATCCGGCTCCACGACGACGACAACGCAGCCGTCAAGCTTCTTCTCAGATCGTCGCCTCAAGGCGAACGTGGAGGAGATCGGCAAGCTCAAGGACGGACAGAAGCTCTACCGCTACACGATGGCGGATGGCAGGACGCATATCGGCCTCATGGCGGATGAGGTTGAGAAGCATCATCCCGACGCTGTGGGCGTTGCTGGCGGGTACAAGACGGTGGACTACCGTGCTGCCACGGACGATGCGGCTCGGCACAAGAAGGCTTATGGCGGCGGCCTGATGCCCTCATCGGAGGGTGGAGCGGTTACTCCCAGCATGGCTGGCGAAGGGTACGCGCGCGGTGGTCAGATCGCGGAGCTTAAGCGTCTCCTGACCATGCATCGCGAGATGGTTCCTTACGGTCATTCCGGCCTGTACGGGAATCCCGATCCGCGCAAGGGTCCGTACAGCACGACCATGCGCGAGATCAACGTGCCGTCGCGCCCGCTTGCGCCGACGACGATCACGATCCGTCCCCTGAACTATGCGGCTGACATCCCGGCTGGTGTTCCGCAGTACGCTGCCGGTGGCGTCGTTGGGTATGCTGCCGGTGGTCTTCCTTACTCTGAGGCATCCGAGGAGTACGTTCCGGAGGACATCAGCAAGCCGATGACTCCTCAGTCGCTCAAGCCTGCTGGCGGAGCGACAGGTCCGGTTCAAGACCCGACTGTCCGAGACCTGATGCAGATGGGCCGGATGGCTGCGTCGATCCATGCGGGTGGTGGCTTCGCCTCTGGCGGGCTTGTCCCCCACATGGCTGATGGCGGCGGCATGGACTTCGACCGCATCATTGCCATGCAGCAGGGCATGTACGGCCAGATGGGTCGTCCTGCGGGCCTGAACATCCCGGCTGGACAGGCGCGTGATCCCATCAAGTCGATGGAGATGCTGCGTCCTGCTCGCGCACCTGAACCCGTCAAGACAGGTCTTCAAGAGCTTCAGGAGTCCGCCAAGCGCGGAGAAGACGCATACAAGATGGCGTCTGGAGCCTATAGCACCGGCAAGACCGCTCTACTGGGCAAGGCTGCTACCCCCGCCTCTGGAAGCACTCCCGCGCAGCCTGCAAGGCCGGGGCTTGTCGGGGTTGGAGGGGAGTACAGGCCGGGAAGCGGGATTGTTGCTAATCCCAATCGTATCATGGAATTTCTTCCTGACTTTGGGTCTGGATCACAGACTCCATCGTCTTCGTCCTATCCCATGCCAATTCCGGGCATGGCTTCTGGTGGCGTCGCAGGTCGTCTTCACTATCAAGAAGCTGGAGCCGTTCCATCCGGCGATATGACGCCCGAACAGCGCGCCGCGACTATTGATGAAAACACTCGTAGACAGGCAGCAGAGCGAGCCGCTGCAAGGGCTGCAAGCGATGCCGCTGCTCGCTCGCAGCCTCAATTTCCGGCTCGTCCTGATTTGCAGCAGTCCGATATAAGGCATCGGACATCTAATCTTCCGACTGTTCCGCCCGCTGCGCCTCAAAATACTCCTGCAAATGAATCCGAGCCTTATAATCTTGTTGACCCAAATACCTCTTTTGATCCTACCGCTGGCTCTCGCATAGCAAATCCTCTTGATGTCATCAGGATTCCTTTTGGATTTCGTCCGGGGGAAACTCTTCAAGAGCGCGCCAATAGGGCTATGGAAGAGAGGTACGGACTAACGCCTCCCGTGCGACAGGTTGAGGAGGGTGCTGCTCCGCTTCCTCCGCTTCCTCCGCCGCCCGCGCCTTCACCGGGAGTTGCTGGTCGGCAGGCTCCGCCTCTTCTCAATCCGATTGAAGTTGGTCCCGTTGCCGGTCAAGGAAGGCCTGACGTAACTGAAGAAGCTCCGCAGCCCACAGGGGTTGTCATGGAGCCTGCCACACAGCAGGCCCCTGCTGGCGTTGCCGCTGCTCAGGCGCAGCAGCCTGCCACCATGTCTGGAGGTGAGGGTGGTCGAGGCCTCCTTGGCGCGGTTGCCAGCGAGAACTTCCTCGTTCCTCTCCTGACTGGCCTTGGCGCTATGGCCTCGTCTCCCAGCCGCTACCTCGGCTCTGCCATCCTTCAGGGTGTCGGTGCTGGGGCGCAGGCTTATGAGAATGTCCAGACCAAGGCTGCTGAACGTGCGAGGACTGAGGCTGAGACTCAGCGTCTTCAGCAGCAGACAGCAGTTGGAGCTTTCTTTGAATCCAATGGTGTTCCATATGTGATGGTTCGAGACAGCAATAACATGCCGATGGCTATTCGCAGATCTGTTTATAATCAAAATCCAAACCGGTATGTGCTTGTTCCTATTTCCTCTGCCAAGCCCGTTCTGCCTCCTCAAGTTTCTATCCCAGCTAGTCAGCAGTCCGGTGCGATTGTCTCTCCTGAAATTGAGAACCTTGCTGGGCAGAATGCAACCAGAGCAGCAGATGTAAATCCGCAGCAGTTTGTAAATGATCCTGCGGCAAATCCGTTTACTGCGGCTGAAGAGCGCGCCCTTCAGGCTCGCGCAAACATGCCCCAGACGCTTGCATTCGCAGATGCCATGTCAAGGTTGCCTGAAGGACAGTCAGGCCCCCTTCAAGCCCAGATTTTCAATCCAATCTTTCAAAGAATTATTCCACTTATGAACATTGTTGGGCTTGAAGTTCCAAGATTTACTGATACAACCGCTGCAATTGATGTAATAAATAAAATTAGAACCTCTATGGCATCTGCAAGTTCCGATCAAAGGCAGCAAAGGGCATTTCAATCAATTGAAAACATTCTTAGCTCAATTCCGAGTGATTTTCAGTCTAAGCAGGGCCAGAAGGAGCTTGTTTCCTCACTTCTTGCATCTGATATGATTGCTAGGGATGAGGCTGCATTTTACGATAATTATCGCAGGCACATTGAGGATACATATAAACTTAGCCCAGATCAGAGCCGAGTTTCTGGATATGGTTTGTCTGAGGCATTTAATAATGCTTCTCGCGGCAGGCTTGCTCAAGACAAGGCTGATATCATGTCTCTATTCAATCCTCTTCAGGCGAGAAATGCATCTGGTCAGATTGTGACAGTTAGCCCGTCAATTCTCTCTTACATGGTAAAGAATGCCGGTAATTATGATCCAAATTTTGTTGCAGCTTTGAACAAGCAATATGGAGAGGATCGCGCTCGCAGGCTTATCAGTTACTTTAGCGGAGCGAGGCAGTAATGGAATTCATCCTTGGTCCTCCCTCTGAGGGACAGGCTCCGTCTGCGGGTCAGCAAGGCGGAAGCGGACTCCAGTTTATTCTGGATGCGCCAGAGCGTTCCCCGCCGATGGCTCCATCCCGCCTAGCCGATACGGCTGGACGTCCTCCTCCCATGCGTGTGCCGCGCCAGCAGGCTCCTGTTGCTCCCGAAGAAGAGAAGACTTGGTCGGAAACCCTTGGCCGAGCCAAGGAGCAACTGATCCCATCCACCATCAAGATGGGCCAAGACATCTTCCATGCGGTTACCAGTCCCGTAGAGACTGGTCGCGCTATCGGCCAGCTTGGAAGCGGCATCTACTCCAAGGCAGAGGGCGCTCTTGGTGTTCGCCAAGATCCGCAGGAGAAGGCTCAGAAGGAGTCAATGCTCGACGCTTTTGTGGACGAGTATGCCAAGAAGTATGGATCGGTTCAGGGGTTCAAGAAGGCTCTGGCCGAAGATCCTGCTGCTGTTCTCAGCGATGCGTCCCTGTTCATCACGGGTGGCACATCCGCCGCCGCAAGGCTGACTGGCGTTGCTGGCAAGACAAGCGGCATGGCTGGGGCTGCTGCGAAGGCTCTTGAGAAGACAGGACAGGCGGCGCAGTTCCTAGATCCTATTTATTCCGGTGCCAGAGTTGCTGCGCTTCCTTTTGCTGGCGCGGCAAAGATGATGCCGTATGCGGAATCCTTCCTCTCTGGCTCGTCTGTCGAATCCCTAAAGGACGCTGGCAAGGTTGCTAGGTACGGCACACCAGAGCAGCGAGAAGTCTTCAGGGCTTATCAGACTGGAGCTGCTCGGCCGATTGATATGGTCGATAGCTTCAAGGATGCCCTGTACAAGGCATTCGATGAGAAGAACCAGAACTTTTTCAAATCACATCAGGACACATTTGGAACGACCGGAGTCCCCGCAACAAATTACGTCTCACGAATTGATCCGGCCATAAACGATGCATTCAAGCTGGCCTACTCCGTTGATCCTATTTCCGGTCAAACAATCCAAATCGTTGGTGGCGCAGCCAAGGCATTGAACGATGTCGTGAACAAGGTTAATGAATTTAAGTCCGCTGCCCCCGGATCTATGCACTCCACGCTTGAAGGAGCGCATAAGCTCAAGATGGCAATAGACGATATCGGGAGTGCCTATCAAAAGGGGACTCCTGATCGCAAAGCCGTTGACATGGTCAGGGATGCGGTTCTCAAAACCATTACAGACGATCCCAAGATTGGAAAGCAATACGCAAGCACGATGAAGGCTTATCAGGAGGCTAGTGATAAGCTTCGTGCCATCATTTCTGAATTCGGTGTTGGAACTGGAAAGAATCAATACACAGCTCTTAAGAAGATCCTCAAGATCAAGGACTCCGAGACCAAGCGCAGTCTTCTGGCAGAGCTTTCCAAGCACAATGCAAACTTGCCGTACATGATTGCTGGCGCGGAACTTAGCAGCCTTTTCCCGCATGGTGTTCGTGGCGCGATCCTTGGAACGACAGGTATTGGTGCTGGCATTGCAAGTGCAGCGGCTGGCTTCCCCGCTGCTATCGCTGGTCTTGCCGCTCATTCTCCAAGGGTACTTGGAGCAGTCAATTACGCCGCTGGTCGCATGGGCGCAGGCGCGGCTAGGGTGGCATCTCCCGCCGGTCGCGCAGCCATCTATGGCGCTACAGCACCGCAGCGCACGACAGAAGAGCAGATCGAGGAGCCTGCGCTCAGGAAGTATCTTGAGACGATTGGCATGGTTGAGAGCCGTGGCAATCTTAATGCTGAGAATGCCCTTTCTGGCGCGCGTGGGCGCTATCAGTTCATGCCGGACACTTGGAACAGCATCCGAAAGCAGATCCCCGGCCTTCCTGCTGATCCGCGACAGGCTACAGAGCAGCAGCAGTTTGAGGCTGCGGCTTGGTTGACCAATCAGAACGTCGAAGCCCTTAAGAAGAAGCTTGGCCGGAATCCCACATACTCGGATCTTGGCCTCGCTCACTATTTTGGTGCCTCTGGTGCTACCGCTCTTCTAGGACTTCCGCCCTCCACTCGGTTTGCAGATCTTCCAGAGGACTTTTGGCAGCGGCTTGGGGAGAAGTTCACGACATCCACGCTGCTGCGCCAGAACCCTAACCTGCGGAACCAGACTATCGGCGGGATCAAGCGTTTCTACGAGGACAAGATGAAGTCTGCTGGCATCTATGCCTCTGGCGGTCGTGTCGCTCGCGCCTCCGGTGGTCGCATCGTCCATGAGGATGCAGCAGAAAAGCTGATCCGCGCGGCAGAGATTGCAAAAAATAGCATCGGCAAGCAAACTGAGACGATCCTTGAGAAGCCCGACGAACACGTTGTGCAGGCTCTCGCGGTCGCCAACCGTCACATCTGAGGTCGGTCATGTCCAATACAACAAACAAGAACATCGAGAAGCCCGCATTCAATTCATACATTGACAATTGGAATACTCCGCTCAATAGCAACTTTGATGTCATCGATGCGGCTTTTGGATCGACTACCTCGCTGAACGCAACGGGCGGAAGCGCAACTCTTACTGCTGCCCAGTACGAGCCTCTGTTCCTGTCGATCACGGGGGCGATCTCCGCGCCAGTCACCTACACCATTCCTTCCGGTGTCGGAGGGCAATGGATCGTCTTTAACGGCACGACGGACTCCTCCGGAGGTCCTCATGCCATCACGATTGCCTCTGGCGGGGGCGGGACCAGCACGACCGTCTCTCGCGGATACAGGACAGTCGTCATCTCCGATGGCACCAACATCAGGAAGATCGACTACGTCGAGAGCGCGAGCCTTCCCCTGTCTGTTGCCAATGGCGGCACGGGCAGCGGCACAGCGTCTGGAGCTAGGTCGAACCTGTCTGTTCCGGGCCTGACGACCGCAAACTCCTTCAGCGCAGGTCAGAGCGGCGCGATCTCCGCACTTACGGATGCTGCCACCATCACTCCTGACTTTGCCGTATCGAACAACTTTTCGCTGACCATCGGCGGAAACAGGACGCTTGCCAACCCTACAAACATCACAGCGGGTCAAAGCGGAGCCATCATCATCACGCAGGACGCCACCGGGGGGCGCACCCTGTCTTTTGGTAGCTATTGGAAATTCCCCGGTGGCGCGGCTCCTTCTCTGACATCCACCGCAAATGCCGTGGATATTCTTGTCTACTTCACTCAAACGACAACCAAGGTCGCTGCCACGATTCTTAACGACGTTTCGTAGTTGCTACCTTATTGATGAAGTGAGCTTGTTGTTCATCATGAACGGCTTGCTAGACTTCGCGATCTTGGTGAAGCAAACCTTGTGATGCTCTAGGCAGTAAGATCCCTTGTCCGTCGTTTTCCCGCAGAACAGGAAAGAGGACGGCTTGCCTTCGTTCAGGATGTACCGGCAAGACCGGCGCGTCAGTTCCATGATCGTGAGGGGCTTGCTTGGCTCCTGCACAGGCTCAGGGATGAGCGGAGGCGCGAAGGACATCAGACGCTCAAACTGGTCAAGCTTCTTTTCTGGAGCCTTCCTAGGCTTGGGAGGAGTGTCCTTCTTGGGCCTTGGATTCTTGGCGCGGTACTCGACGTAGCCAGCAGCCCTGAGCCTGTTGATCAGGCCAAGGATCGCGCTTCTGGTCGTGCCAATCTTCTCTCCGATCTGAGAGCCTGTAAGACCTTTCTTCCAGAGAGACAGGACCAGCTTGTCTCTCTCTGTCAATTCACGACGAAGGGTTCCCAAAGGAAGCATATCCATAACGCATTCTCCATCCATTGATTCCATGTACATGACAAGCTTTCATCTGCCTTGCGGTCATTTTGCCGTTGGCAGATTTGAGGCAGGCAACCATATGGGCGATGCCAGCCTCGATGCCGTAGACGCAGTCTTCCTTAATCCTCTTGTGATCGTAGCCAAGATGCTTCGCTGCGATGGGGACCACCTGAAAGATCCCTAGAGCCTTGCCCCTGCCAGAGGCATCGCAACGCAGCTTCGATTCCTTATTCGCAATCGCTAGGGCAGTTGGCACCCACTCAGGCCCGAGTTCTCGGTGCGCCACCCTAGCGACGACGTTTGCAACGACGGCTTCACCCGCGCCTGCGGGGCATCCGAAGAGGATTGTTGCGATGATCAGAATAGGTAACGACCGCATCATCATTTCCATCCTTCTCTTCAGGTGACTGAGAAACAAACTCCTGAACCTTGCCGACATGCGAAGTGTTCAGGATCATGTCGCCACGATCACGCAGCAGGCTCTCTCCGTTCGGTCCCTTGATGCGATAGATCAGGCGAACGAAAATGAAGTCGTGTTCGTTGAGAAGATCGCAGAACTCGTTCAGGCTTGGCGCGGTATGATCGACCGTGACCTGATGGACAGAATAGCCCTGCGCCGAGGGCATATTCATAGTGACAAGAAAACGCATTTTATTCTCCGTTTCTAAGGACAATTGTTCCGTCTAGTTTTCTTTTCCACTTAGAGCTTTTGCTCCCCGGTATGGGGGACCGGCTGCGAACAGCACCCAGATGCTTTGCCTGTTGCCGCTTGGCCTTGGCTATACGCGGAACGTCAACCGTCGCTGTTTGTACACGATGGCATTTACGATGTGCAACAAGCCAATTCGACTCATCGTCCTTGCCGCCCAGTTCCAGCGGGATCTCATGGGATACGTCCCATTCCTCCCCAATCTGAACCTTGCCCTTGCACATATGGCAGACGCCACCATGACGCAGGAAGATCGTCATGCGCGTCTTGGTGCTGATCCTGACGCGCTTCATTGAACGGACTCCCCATCACTCCTCCAATGGCAAATGTCTGCGCCTTGGAACGAGTTGATCATGATCAGGGCTTGAGCGGACAGATCTGCAATCTTCTCTATTGCTTCATCTTTTGTCGATGAAAGATAGATTGCCTTGCCAACCAGAAGAGACATCAAGACAGATATGACATCAGCCTCAGTAGCTTCAGATCCAAAAAGCTTCATGATGTTGAGGCATATCTTTTCCTTATCTGAGGTTGTCATAACTTCATCTCCGCTCGCCTATTGGCTTCAAAGGATTGCCACTCGGAAAATCGCATCCGAATGTATTCAAGCTGAACCTTGAGCATCGAGGCTTTCTCGCGGGCGTCTACCATCGACTTGATGTAGTCGCTCCAGTCATCAGATGACTTCACCCGCGTTTCCGCGCGGTTCACAGGCATGTCTCCCTGTGCGGAAATCATCTTGGCTAGGACTGCGCTCTTGCTCTCTTCAAGCATGTTCGCAGCCGCGTCAGCCTCGACCCATTTTTTAGCGATGATCCTGAACTCCTCGCTGATAGGGTTGCTCACGGATCACCTCAAAAAGGGATATCGTCGTCAAGGCTCGTGCTTGCAGGCTTGCTCTCCTGCTTGGGAGCGTCCTTTGCCTTGAACGCAAAGGAAAAGAACTTCGTGCCGTTCTTGCTCTCCTTCACCCAACCATTGATCCAATAATCCACACCATTGATGCGAGCGGCCCCTGTGTATTCTGGACTCTTCTCATTCCGCTTCTTGTCGTTACGGAAGAGAGTGCCGCTGTTGTCGCGAACTTCATATGCCATTGTCATCCTCCTCATAGAGTTCATTCAGTTTTGCGATGCGCTCATCAATCTCCCTGAGGAACGCAGTCACTTCCTTTTCAAGCTCTGCGATGAGCTTGTTGTCGCGATCCTGTCGGATCACTATCAGCCGCATGTGCTTGGGCATACGCGGATCGAACGAGACGTAATCGCACCAGCTAGCAGTCGTGCATGCCATCTGCCATTGCATCTGCGTCACATACTTGGCGGGGATCTGCCGGGTGGTCAACGTCTCGATATGGGTAGCGGTCATCGGACACTTGATCTCGACCAGTCCCTCGACACCAATTCTGCCATCTGGGGAAGCTCCAGACATCTCTATGACAGGATGTCTAACGAAACCGACCTCCTCGACAATTTCTCCTGTCTGATCCTCATACGCCGCCCGCGCCAGAGGTTCATTGTCGATCCCCCATTGCATGGCAGCGTTTGTGAAGCCTTCCGTAGGCTTCCCTGTCAGACGCTCGACAACCAGTTCAGCAGCGTAGTTTGCCCGGCTGGTCGAGTAGCCGCTCTTGGTTTTCGCGATTACGTCGGCAACTCGGGAAGCTGTGACCTTTCCCGCGCGCGCCGCAAACCATTCTGCGGTTCTCTGTTCCATTGTTTCTTCTTCCTCCCTCGGTATGGGTTTTTGTGTGGGCGGTCTTCATGGGTGCCATGAAACCATCCTATTTCATATGCCTCGGCCATGCGGCGGCGGATGAGGCGGTCGATGTCAGTAGCTAGCTCCGAAGGGATTGCCATCCCTTGATATCGGCCCGAGAACACCTCGAAAGCGATGCGCTCACCATCGGTCTTCTTGCGGCGGGTCATGGATTGGCCTCCATTTCGGCAATGACCTCGCGGAAGTTGTATCCGGCCTCCCACGCCTCGCGCTGCCTCTTCCTAATGATCCTGTCGATTTCTCGGGCCGTCACTGCAACGTGAGCGCCGCTTATCGCCCAGCTCTCGGCCATGCGCTGCGCGATGCGCTCGCCATCTGTCTTCTTGCGGCGGGTCATGGCTTGCCCATCAGCGCACGATTGACAAGGGACCTGTTATCGGCCTTCACCCTCGCAATCTCCTCGCGCAACCGATCCGCCCGCTCGACCTCCTTACCAAGCCGGTCCACATTCTCTCGTAGCCGCTCGATCACCGCGCGCAACCGGTCAACCTCGGCCAGCAGCCAGCCGCGATCTTCGTTTGCTTTGTGAGCATTGCCTGAGTTCAAGCTGTATCCCGCATACCGCGCGCGGATTTCCGCGATCTTGTCGTCACTCATGGCAGGGACTCCCAAAGGGCGCAGGCCCACATGATTAGGTAGGCGATGAGGGTGAGGGTGATGATGTGAGTACGAGTGATTATTTCCTCGCTCATCCCTCATTCTCCTGCTGCTTGTCAGGGTTCTCGCGATGATAATCTGCCGTCGCGGCGATTCCCTTCAGGATCTTCCGGTCGCCCGGCGAGATCAGGCCCCGGTCGTTTTCGTGCAGCCCGTTCCACCATGCCCGGAGATCGGCCTCGCCCTTCTCCGCAGCTTCGCGACCGGCGCGCATTAGACTGGTCGGCGTCCTTGCTGGCGGGGCAGAACCGACCGCAGCGTTGCCATCGTCATCGTCCGCTGCCAGCGACAGGATAGACGAGAGCGCATAGCGTCGCGCGTAGGTAATGGCCGATCCAATGCTTTGGACATCAACCGGCATAGCCTCGCCCTCCTTGTCATACTTGCGACCGACCGGAAGGACGAGCGTATCGCGCAGGTACTCGCCTGACGAATGCATCAGCATCGTTTCGACCTCGACCCGTTCGCCGTTTGAAACCGTCCGCGCGAACTGCGTGATCGAGAGACCATTGGCCGCGAGCGGTTCGCGAATGACCTCGCGCAAAGCGTTCAGGTCAGCGTATTTGCTCTTGAAGTACGGGTTCACCGCGCCCTTCGACGCGGCCTCGATTGCCCCCTGCGCTGCCGACAGAGCAGCAGCGAGGGCGGCGATAGAATTGGACATCTGCATTTTCAGTTCTCCTCACATTTGATCCAAAGCTTCTGAATACGCCTCGATCTCAGCGATCATGGCGTCGATCTGGGCGAGACGCGCGAGATGATGATCCCGCGCAGCCAGCCAGTCTGCCGTCCGACCGACGTAGTCCCGGCCATTCGGCTCGGCGTCCACGATCCACGACCGGGCCTCTCGCAGCCCGTGCAGCATGTTCAGTTGCTGGCCCATGAGCCGCGCTTTGCTGGTGCCATTCGTTGTGACGCTGGGGAGGATGGACATGATCAGCCCTCCCCGCCAGCGCGCTCGTCCAGATCGGACATGGTGTCGGCCAGCATCTCGTCGAGGTCCTCGTCGAGGCGCGAGACGATGCTGGCGATGTCCTCGTCGGACAGGCCGGTGCCGCAAGAGCAGCCGCGCGCGGTGGCATCGCAGATCTCATTGAGAGCGGCCTTGAGCTGACCGCGCAGGCGGGACCGGACCCGCTTGATTGCGTCCTGCGCGTCGATGGCGCAGCCGACGGTGTCGAGAAGATGAGCCATTGATCGATCTCCATTTCAAGTGACCGGAAGAACCCGGCAGGAAGTCGTTTAGCCTGCGCGTTTAGTCCTGTCAACACCTACTTCAACGCGCACAAAAAAGCTGCTAGATCGTCGCCATGTCTCGCACCTACCTCCGCCGCGATCCGGCCCTCCTTGACGCTCTTATGGCCCTTGGCTCGCAATCTGAGCTAGCCCGGCGGCTCGGCATCAGCCGGGCTGCGGTTTGCCATTGGCGTCGCGTACCGCTGCGGCATCTGCGTCGCGTCGAGGAATTGACCTCGATCCCGCGCGCGCGGCTGCGACCGGACCTGTATGCCGATTGAGACGATCCGTCTCACGCTGCCGCTGCCGCCTAGCGTCAATCGGCTGTGGAGGAGCGGCAAGGGGCGAATGTACCGCAGCGCGGAGTACAGCGCGTGGCGTAACGAGGCGATCTGGTCGATCAAGCTGCAAGCTCGCGGGGCAAGCATTGACGGGCGATACAGCATCGCTGTTGCGTTCCAGCGACCGGACAAGCGTCGCCGCGACCTCGACAACCTGCTCAAGGCCTTGAGCGATGCGCTGGTGGATGCCGGGGTTCTAGCGGACGATTGCGATGCGGAGGAGATCCATCTCTGCTGGCGCGGCGCGGGTCGATCATGCGAAGTGACCTTGGTGTCGATTGGCTAAGTCATTGATATCGGCTGCGTCTTTCTGCAAAGAAAGTTGTTGACTGCCCGCTGGGCATCCGTATGATGCGCCTACCGACATCGTTGTGGTGATCGGGATACAGATGGAGATTGAGATGAACCTCGCTGACAAGTACGCGATCCTCAAGGCCGAGTCCGACCGCATCAATGCGGAGCTTGATCTCGTCAAGGGCGAGATCCGCGCTCTCGGGCGCGAGGTGATCGAGGGGACGCATGTCCTCGTCACCCTGAGCCTGAGCGAGCGTAAGAGCTTCGACGCCAAGGCGGCGGCGCAGTACCTGACCACGGAGCAGGTCGCGGCCTGCACCCGCACGACGCAGGTCGAGACGATCCGCATCAAGCCCCGCGTCGTCGTCGCGGTTTGATCTGCCCGGCGGGCAGGAATAACATCCTGCCCGCTACCTCCGGTACGTCCCGACCAATTTCTGAACCGGAAAGGAACCCGAAATGGCAAACCCGAACAGGACCGTCGCGCGCTGGCGCAAGTCCAACACCGTCGCCCCTGACCCGCGCGAAGAGGCCGCTCGCCACGAGCGCAGGCGCGCCGCGACCCCTGAACTCTACGCCATCATGGACAAGGTCTCCGCCGGAACGATGACGGCGGAGGAAGCTGTCCAGCGTCTCGAAGCACTATCTCGAAAGGAAGTCACGCCATGAAGACCACCTACAAGATCATCCACCCGTCCCACGCCCGCGACTGGGCGGCGGTCCACGCGGTCGGCAAAACCGTCCGCTGGATCGACGCCAGCCAGTACGGTCGCGGCAACGTGCCGCCGATGAGCCACGCCGACTTCATGGCTGGCTGCGTCATGCTCGCGGTCGAGGAGAAGGGCTTCGGACATCCGGTCCTCAAGCGCATCGAGCGCGAGGTGCCGGAGTTCGCCGCCGCCCTTCTGCGGCATCAGGAGGACCACAGCCTGAGCGAGGCCGAGCTTCTCTCGTCGCTGCTGCGCTGCTGCGTCGCCCTGATCGAGGAGAAGGGCTGACCGATGATCCACATCACCGGCGACCTCGACCACTATCACACGACCACTTGCCCGCACGCGGCTGCGGACATCGCGCAGGCGTGGAGGGCGCGCAGCCTGTATCCGATCATCGTTGTGCTGATCGGCGGCGGAGCCGCCCCGCTCACGTTCATCAAAATCGATGTGACCGACGACCGCATCGCTCTGGTCGAGGCGATCCGCGTCGCGCAGGCGAAGGAGGACGGAGAATGAGCCGCGCGGAACGGATTGACCTGATCCTCGTCGTGCTGGCGATCGTCGCTGGCTGGGCGTTTATCGTGATCAATATCTTGATGGAGATTTACTGGTGACCGATCTTCCCCGCCACATAGCGGATATGTGCGGCGTCGTCCTCGACGCGCCTCGCCCGCGTCAGATCAAACGGATCGAACCGTCCACCCGTATTGAGCAGGAGGACGACATCACGACGATCTATCTTGATAATCGACCGCTCGGCTGGATAACCCGCATCCGGCCCGGCGAATATCTAGCCCGGACGATCCGAGGGCAGCGCATAAATACCAACTCCAAACAATTGGCGATTAACTTCCTGCACGAGGAGAATCAGTAATGGCATATGTCGCTGGCGAGGTCGCGCGAGAGGAGTTCCGCGCCCGGCTCTGGAGGCTAAACCTGCTCGACCGGGAGGCTGCTGCCGCGCTCGGGGTCCACGACCGTACGTTGTACAAGTGGCTTTCGGGCGAGCGGTCGATACCCCTGTCTGCCGTCCGTCTCCTCGACCTGATGCTGGCCCATCGAGGCGATGTTGCACCGCAGCAATCTGACCATGCTGCACCGCACAATCGCCCAAGTCCAATGTTAGGGGGGGAGAGGGGGAAGGGGGGACTATAGGGGGGAAGGGGGAGAGGGGGGGTTTCAAATGATCTGGTGAATCCCCGCCAAGGAATCAAAACACATTGTAGCACTCTATCCTGAAACACCTGTACTATCCCCGCGCGATAACTTTGCAACTTTGTAGGAATGTAGTCATGCAACTAAGATCATATCAAACAGATGCAATTGTTAGACTTCGTGAAAGTCTACAGAACAACAAGAAGCGCATCGTGATGGCTCTTCCGACCGGCGCGGGCAAGACGGTTATTGCCGCTTCGCTCATTCGCTCGGCTCGGGAAAAGAATAAGCGGGTGGCCTTCGTCGTCCCGTCCCTGACGCTTATCGACCAGACCGTCGCCCGGTTTGAATCGAATGGCATTTGGGAAATCGGCGTCATGCAGTCGAACCATGAAATGACCGACCCGAATATGCCGGTACAGGTTTGCTCGATTCAAACCTTGGCGCGGAGAAACTCTCCGACCGTCGATATGGTGATCGTGGACGAGTGCCACGTTCAATTCAAATTCCTGATCGAGTGGATGGGACGCGAGAACTGGAAGGATATCCCGTTCGTCGGACTGTCCGCGACGCCATGGGCAAAAGGCATGGGTCTGGTTTGGGATGATCTGATCATCGCGACGACGACGAGCGAACTGATCGAGCTTGGTCACCTGTCTGCGTTCAAGTGCTATGCCCCGGCGCATCCCGACCTGAGCGGCGTCAAGACGATTGCCGGTGATTTCGATTTGAAGGGACTGAGCGAAGCGATGCAGCGTGGCGCTCTGGTCGCGGATATCGTTTCGACTTGGCTTCAGCGCGGCGAGGATCGTCCGACCGTTGCGTTCGCGGTGGATCGGCTCCACGCGAAAAATATCTGCGACCGTTTTGTCGAGGCGGGCGTCGCTGCCGAATACATGGATGCATTCACGCCGATGGAGGAGCGCGCGCAGATCGTGAAGCGTTTCTCTGGCGGGGATACTCGCATCCTGTGCAACGTCGGTGTTCTCACGACGGGCTTCGACGCTGACGTTCGCTGCATCATCCTCGCTCGCCCGACCAAGAGCGAAATGCTCTACGTCCAAATGATCGGTCGTGGCCTGCGTCCTGCGAGCGACAAGAACCATTGCCTGATCCTCGATCATTCCGACACGACCGTGCGGCTCGGTTTCGTTACCGATATCCATCACGAGCTTCTGGACGACGGAAACAAGAGCGGCCCTGCTCGTCCTCGGGATGCGAAGCCCCTGCCAAAGGAATGCCCGTCGTGCGCGTTTCTGATGCCGCCGAAAACCAAGACCTGCCCATCGTGCGGTTTTGAAAAGAAGCCCAAGACCGATGTCGAGGAAATGACCGGCGATCTGGTCGAGCTTACCGCTCGTAAGACGGTCATCGCGGATTCGATGTATTCGACGCTGGTCCAGAAGCAGCAATTCTATTCGGAGCTTTTGCTCCACGCTCATCTGCGCGGATACAAACCCGGCTGGGCAGCGGTGACCTACAAGGACAAGTTTGGAAACTGGCCCCCATACGAATTGAGGAAGGATTTGGCGGACGAGATCTCCCCGACGACGCAATCGTGGATCACGCACCGGAATATCGCTTGGGCGCGCAGCCAGAGGAGGCAGCGGCGTGCGTGATAATATCCCGATCAAGGAAGCCGCTCGCGGGCATTGGGAATATCTCCTGCCCAAGCTCGGCGTGCCAGCGACAGCCCTGAACCGGAAGCACGGCCCCTGCCCGATGTGCGGCGGAACTGACCGCTACCGCTGGGACGATCAGAACTCGACCGGAGGTTACATCTGCTCGGCCTGCGGGGCGGGGGACGGGTTCATGCTGGCGGGGGCTGTGACCGGCAAGCCGTTCGCGACCCTTGCCGACGAGGTCAGGAACCTGCTCAGGGACGCTCCGCCGCCCCGGATCGGCGGCGGCAGGGTGACCAGTCCCGACAGACACGCTCTCCTTCGCGTCTGGAGGGGGGCTACAGCGCCGGAAGCAGGCTCGCCCACCTCTACCTACCTCTCGACCCGTCTCGGGCGTTTCTGGCCCTCCTCAGCGATCCGCCATCACCCCTCGCTGCACCATCCCGAGACCGACCGGGCCTACCCCGCCATGGTCGCCCGAATCTCTGGCCCGGATGGGGCGGGAGTTAGCCTGCATATGACCTACCTGTCGCCTGACGGGCGGAAGGCCGATGTCGATCCCTGTCGCCGCCTCGCAGCGGGCAAGATCCCGGATGGATCTGCTGTTCGCCTTTGGCCCGCTCGAAATGTCATGGGTGTAGCGGAAGGAATAGAAACCGCGATGTCGGCAGCGATCATTTACAAAATGCCGGTGTGGGCCTGCCTGTCCGCTGCGATGCTGGCGAAATGGGAAGCGCCTGCGGAGGCGGAGGAGATCGCGATATTCGCGGATAACGACCGCAGCTATGCCGGGCAGGCTGCGGCATACAGGCTGGCTCAGAGGATCGTCGCGTCGGGAAAGCGCGCGACGGTATTTGTCCCGGATGCGCCGGGGACGGACTTCAACGATGTCCTTCTGGCCCAGAAATAGAAAAGGGGCCTTTCGGCCCCTCTTCCATTCAATCTCTGTTTTGTATCAGAAGACCCACTTGGCATGTACCGCGCTATCAAGTGCCGACTTCGCCCACCAGTTCAGTCCGCGCCCCTGATAGATGCGACCGGCGTAGAGCGCGGCGAAGTGGCGCCCGCGCTCATAGTTGACCGCATCCTTTTCATTATTGATATCGCGAAACGGATGACCGGCACGATAGTCTGCAATGCCGAGCTTGAAGGCGTCGCACATTGCGACCTTGTAGACGCTCACGCGCTTCGTTTTCTTGCAGCTCCAATTCGACATATCAATCTCCTTTAGATGAAGTGGTAGTGGGCAGGAGCGTACCCCTGCCCACAGGGCACGTCAAGCGACGATCTTTGGCCTCTTGATGATGGTCTGCTTCACGCCCTCGCGCTCACCATGCTCGGCCACGGTCGCGATCACGGTGACCGTCTCTCCGCGCGCGGCCAGTTCTTTGCTGCCCTTGTAGACGACGACGTTGCCGCCCTCGTCCTCGCAGACGTGGAGCCAGATGATCCCAAACGCGCTCTCAAACGAGCGGACGAGGCGGACGCGGAGGACGAGCCTATGACGATCGCCGACGACGCCGACATGCTGGCTATCGGTCCCCTTCGCGGCGCGCTCGGCGTCCTGCTCGCGGATGCGGACCAGAGCGGAGACCTGCGCGTCCGACAGGGTTCCGCGCCGCGAAAACTGCTCG